TACATCCTGCACACCAGCATATAATCCATTGGGCTTGCCGATATCAATCTAGTACTACCACTGAGGACCTTTTCTTTCTTTCGTCTCTCATCTTTTAAATAATCAACGTAAAAATACTTTGGTCTCTGCCCATTTGATAGTAACTTGATGTCATCTTTGATTTTTTGCTCTAATTCTTCAAAATGAACACTGTCCATAGTGAATTCACCTTCTTCACCAAACCATGCCTTCTTACCCTTGGAGGGATTCTCGACACAGTAAGGATAACCTGGACTGGTGTCTCTTGGTATGCTGTGCATAAAGTCTACTGTCGGTATGCCCTTCACAGCTTCATTAAGGGTTAGGATTCTTGGTTCCCAGGGTTGTTCTTTGACAGATCCGAATTGCATATTTTTGGACACTATATAAGCGCTCGCGTCCAAAAGTTCCAAATCGAAAACTGGAGAAAACTTAGAATACTTCTTACGTGCATTCTCCCAAGGATCAACATCACCTTTCCTCACAAGTAAGCTCGGAGCGTACTTTGATTCACCTAGAGTCCCATAGAGCGGGGACTCGACAACACAATTCTTCATTGGTGTTCTTACTGTCATAGTCTTCTCACCAACAAGGAAATTGCTGCCCATTTGAGCATCAGCATCAGGAGTCGTATCAAAAACCGTTGAAAGTTCATAATCGTACTGCAGTGCTAGCTCCTTCACATCCTTTTCCAGAATAATGTTTGATAATCCACTAGAACCAGACCCGGCAGTGTGAATACCCACAATTTTTGGCAATCCTTTAACAGGATCAACTAAAAATATGGGAGTACCACAATCACCGTATCTAGTGTTTATGGGATAAGAAACATGATTACTGATAGCAGTATCTCCATACTCTATGCTACCACCTTTTATTGCTCTTGTGTGTACCAAGTTATTAGCTCCATCTCTAGGAATCATGACTAATGCTTCAAATTTGTTTGGAACTTTTGAAACATCAGTCTCGTTCAAAAAGAGACCAGTTATATCCTGGTGTGCATGCACAACCTTCGGGAAATGTAAAAGAGCGAGATCTTGTTCGTCATCCTCAAAGTACGTGACATCAATATCGTCAAACTTTATACTAAAGCCTGTTGACATTGCGCCAACTCTATTTAAATTAAGAACATAATCTTCAACCTCATTCATTTCTTCAAATGCTGTCACAAAGTGCTTCGGCACGATTGCACA